ACTTCTGAGTAAAAATAGTAAAGTCATCAGCCCTCTGCTTAGACGCAGATATAACAAGGATCTTCTTATCACGGTCGTTCCATAGCGTCCACAGAACGAAGGCAGCAGCGATCCACGATTTACCGAGTCCTCGAAAGGCTTGGATTTGAAGTCGTTTTGGTCCATTCTGGAGGTACTGAGCAATGGCAAGTTGTGCTCGTGTTGGAGAAGGCAGGTCTAGCGATTTCCAAACAAGAGACAAGAATAACGGAAACGAATCACCAAGTCGCTGTTCTATGGGCTTAGAAGGTGCTTGTTTTGTGGTTCTGGGCATACGATACCTAATGGGGAAGAGAGGAGGCTTACAGAGGCGTATAGCCCCCTCTCATGCGGTTTTACTTCTTACGAGCCTTGCCAGCCTTACTGATGGCAATAGCAATGGCTTGTTTTTGAGGGCGACCTTCCTTTACCAGCTTGCTGATATTTTTGGAAACGGTCTTCTTTGAACTACCTTTTTTAAGTGGCATCACTTCAGCTTGGTGTTGTACCGCTTACCGCGCCAGGTGAACTCTTTAGCACCGGAAGTACGGGCAGCCTTAAACGCCTGATCAAAGGTCTTCTTGTTGAAGGAAGCCTGAGTCGTCTTGGGACTGGGACCCTGCTTAGGCTTATAGTCGCCACGCTTCATAGCGGCAGACAGAGTACCATCAGCAGTATTACGAGCAGTGAGACCTTCAGCAGCAACAGCAGCAAGACCAGCACGCCGAGCAACAGTACCAACCAAACGAGAAGCTGCCGAACGGGCAAGTTTGCCAGCCATACGCTGGGACGCCGCACGAGCAGTACGACGGGTTTCAGCCGCCTGACGAGCAGCTTTGCCTTGAGCAGCAGCACGAGCTTGAGCACCAGGAGAAGTTGTACCAGCAGCCTGTTGGCGAAGCTGAGCAGCGCCTTGACGGATGCCAGGAGCCCGTTGCGTCATCAAACGATTTGCTTCAGCAGGCTTCACCAGGGGACGGCCAGAGGCGGCTTTACGGGCTTGGGCTGCCTTACGCACCAGCTTTTGCATGGTGGGCTTATTGGCATTCACCATCTTAGCAGTGCCACTGGGCTTGGTCACACCGCCACCGCCAGTACCAATAGGCTTAGGGCGAGCTTGAGAAATGGTGCCAGAGGGACGACCGCTACCAAGACCACCACGGGTAATCTTGTTACCCTGCTTTTGAATAGCAGCGTTAGTGGTAGATTGGGGCTTAGAACCCTTAGGGCCGGTTACAATACGACCGGCTTTGTCAGCCTTCTTTTGAAGGCGAGTTTGAGGTTTCTTAGGAGCCATGGTAATCAGGCATCCACGCGACGCACGCGACCAGTCTTGTTGGCAACGTTGGAGGAGGGCACACGATCAGCTTTACGCACGGTACGAACAGCCGTGGTAGCGGCGGTCACAGTAGCGTTCAGAGCAACCGTAGTGGCCGTGGATTGGATGGTCTTGTTAAGCTGGTGCTTATCAATTTGACCAGGGGCGTTAGAAATGGAACCGAAGGCGGAACCACCAGCAGGAAGAGTAGACATTTGGTTTTACCTAAAAAAGTTTATGTTAAGGCTAGGTAGTAGTCCAGGCAAGGACTTTGGAGAAATTTGAATGGTCAAAAGAGTCTTGACCAATCCACCAAGAGAGCCAATGTGAACTACCCTTGGATTGATTACAGGACCAACAAGCAGGAACCACGTTATTTGTGGTGTCATGACCGCCTTTCATCTTTGGATGGACGTGATCCAGCGTCAGATGATCGGAGTCTTGACCACAATAGGCACACCGGTTATCCCAGTGTTCCTTGATGGCCTGTCTCCACATGCGCTTAGCTTCACTGCTTGTCATGGCCTTAAGGAGAAAAAGGTACTCAGAAGGATCTTTGAGAGGCATTGTGCCTGCTGCGGTGGTTTACTTCTTTTTCTTAGGGAACCCAGCCTTCATGTTGGCGTAGGCTTTTGGGGTAATGGTAGACTTTTTCTTGGAGCGGGAAGTGCCAGCTGCTTTACGCTTGTTGATGTTGGCGTAAAGACCCGGAGGTTTAGCGTTGCCTTTGTTCATTTCTTTGTGGATTTACCATTGTGACCATTTCTGGCGCGGTTCCGACTAGCACTTTCAAGAACCATGGTCCCCTTTTTGGTATGGGAAAGATCGGGGCCTCCCTTTCCCGCTAAGCCACGACGCCGCCGTTCGGTCCACCGCTCTTCAGAGGCGTTTTTAACAGCTGGCTTTTTATTTAGTTTGCGTTGGTAAGCCGCCTTTTTAGCAGCAGCCTTTGGATTGGCTGCGTAGTATTTAGCGGATTTGCTTTTCGCCTGGGCCATCTTTGAAATAAACGAAGTTCTCCAAGCGTTCGATGCGTTGATTGCTGAGTCCAACCTGATGAACGAGTACATCGACAGACTTAGCAATGTTATGAAGGGTCAACAGGTGCCAACCGAACAGTCCGAGAACTGCTGCGGCAATCATGTTTCTTACCGAATCATTATCGGATGACACGCTCTACCTCCTCTAAATCTAGCTCAGGCAGACTTGCAAAAAGTTCCGAAAGAGGTGATCCAGATACGGGTAGACCCGTCACATTGTTCTTGGCAAGCCAGTCGCAGGCAGCACGAATATCTTGAGTTGTTGCTTCTCCGCTTTGAATGCGGAGGATCAGTTCCTTTGTAACAAGGCCGTGAAGCTCGTTAAACTGATCTTCAGTGGCTCTTGTCATGGTTAGGGTTTATCCTCAACCAACAGACCTTCGTAGATCGGATAGTCCGAAGTTAAAACAATGGTCTTCTTGGTCCAACCAATGTTGCCAAAAACCCAAACAGCACCATTGCCATCGGTAAAGGTTTGACCAATGGTAGGGCTGGCAGGGAAGGTAGGAAATACGGGGTGAGACATCAGTCGTGGTCCTTCATAAGTTTGATAAGTTTCTGTGGGTAGATTGGATCAGTAGCATACCCTTCACGCTTAAGAAGGTAGGCGCAATCTTCCCGATTGGCAGCACGGTTGACACCTTTATAACCTTTGTAATCCTTGTACCACTGGGTAATAAGGTGATTAACGCAGTCATAAGGCGTGGCAAAGTCCTTAAACGTGGCCTGGATGGTCACAGGACCGTTACCATAGTCCTCCCAGGTGGTCTTAACCGTACCAGGAGTTCCTTTGATGCCAAAGAAGTTGTTCTTTCCAGAGATAGCAGTGCCATAAGCGGACTCAAGTGCCCACTGAGCAGCCACTACCTCGGGAAATTTAGCCCCAGCTGCCGCAGCTGCCGCCTCAATACCATCCCAGGTATTAGAAAACGTCTTAGCAGGTGCTGGAGCTGGAGAAATGCGCCACAGTTGGACCCAAGACGCACTATCGTCAGCCAGTTTATTGGAATCCAGCAGTTTTTGCAGTTCAGCAAGCGCCTTATCCTGATTAGGCAGGCCTTTGTAGTATTTAATTACGTCTCGGATCTGGATACTCATTTGATAGAGTCCTTGATGCGCTTGATTTTATCGTCCTCAGAACGAAGAGGACGCAGCAGATCCACTACTTTGAGGAAGACCTGGACAACGCTATTCGATTTGAACTTGCTAATACCGATCAGTTCGGAAGCAAGAAACAAAGCAAAAAAGACAGCTGCCTCGTAGGTCAGCTTAAGTCCAAAGATGGTAATCATGGTAATTAACGGCCTTGACCGCGAGTTTTTTTACGTCCGTGATTAGGAAGGGACCTTGTTCCCTGCCCCTGTCTAGATTTTTTCGGGGGACCGGGAACGAAGGATACCTTATTTAATGCGCCTTTTGGTTTGGCCATTATTCAATCCACTGGTTAAACTCAGAGCCCGTAACATATTCAGCAAGCTCTTGAGTGCTGGTTGTAGCTTTTACAAGGGCTTCCTTTTCATTGCTGAGGGTTCTAATAGCTGAACGCTTATCAAGGACACTTTGAGGGGCATCTACGCCTGTCTCAGAGGCTCTGATGATGTACCAGTCAGTAGAGGCCAGTATGGAACCAGCCGTTTGTTTGATTTGAAGCACCCATTGATCAACAAGCTGAGCGTGATCTTTGGGAAGATCTACATCCCAGTAGAACCGTTGATCAACTTGTTGGGGGTCTTCGACTTCTGTAATTCCAATGGCTTCCTTTTCCTCAAAAGTGGAAAGGCGCAGCCAGTTGGCGGGGTATTGCGTGCCGTCTGGGGTCTTGAAGGGGGTGTCAACCGCGAGGGGCTGACCATTGAGCAAGAAGGCCATTGTTAGCTCCGGTGAGTAGATGCCCGTTTCATAGGTCAGCGGGCGAGGGCGTACTTGAAGG